AGCTCGCGCAAAAGGGTGTCCGCCTCGATGATCGTCGCATCTTCCGCGCGCCCGTTGAGCATCTCACGCAACTGCGCCATGATCTGCGCCTTCGTGTCTGCGCTACTGCTTATCGTGCGTATCTCTTTGCGTTCAGTGAATGCCGATACTTCGGTGACTGTGCCGAGTACCTTAGAGGCTTGCACTTTGGTTGCCTGTTTAGCCTTGGGGTCAATCAGTACTTGGACAAGGGATTGGATTACCAACTCCCTCAAAGCAACAGGGGTGCGATGTTTAGCCGACTCTAAAGCCAGCCTGTAAGCCTCGACCTCTTGGATGACTCTTGGATCATTGGCTAGCGTGTAAGGGTCTTTGGCGAGGCTAGAGGGTTTGGCATCCGCCTTGTAAGCCTTGCGGTAAGCGTCAACCTTCTTTGAACCCTTTGCTATCTCCCTTGCGAACGTTTGCATTTTCGGGGTGATCTCCTTGTGGGAAACGCCCAGTATGTCTGCCATTGGGACTTGCTCTAAGCCTTCCTTGATCTGCTTGCGTGTGAGTGTTTTCATGTGTGTTCTCTCCTACTTGATTGGGGGAATGGGAAGCAAAGCCGACCCGCTTCGCTATGTCCTTACGGGCGCGATTGGAACAGAAAAATTTTAATTTTTCTAGCCCTTTGTGCAGCTTGTTTTTGTAAGCATTTCGTTCACAATTTGAAAAGCACTTTCACCCTGTTTTTTTAATACTTTGTGTTTCATAGGGAAAATACCTAGCGTTGATTTTAAAGGCTTTTTTCATACATGGCACGATTCTATTATGCTATATATGTGTAAGGCATAACATTTCGTTACACTGCTTTACACCAAGTTACAAAGGACTGATAATGTTAACAAACCAACCACTCAGCGACACCATGACTCAAAGCATCTCCAGTGCGGTATCAGCGCAGATCAAAGCTCAGCCTGTTGCACGTTTCAAGCTCAACGATCAACACGACCTGATCGTGCGAAAGGTCAATGATGGCTATAAGTTCACACTGACTGTCACATGTGACACCTGTTCAATTTCTGAGACCGCCTCCAAAGCCGTAATCTTCGCCTACAAAAACGGCATCTTCCGAATGATGATTGATGGCGCAAACTTTAAACGCCAATAACCCACCAAAGGAAAAACCATGATCGCCCTCAACACCAACAACCCCGCCACCCGATACACCTACCTTGTGGGTGTGTCAAAAGACGGACTGATCTCGACCATTGAAGTGTCGGCTAATTCCCGCGCCCAAGCTTCCAAGATCGCCCGCCAAGCCGGATACATCGTGCGCGATGTCAACCTCGGATAAACCCAACCAAAGGAAAAACCATGACAAACACACAACCCGACCACTGCCACTTTTTCGCGTCATCCGCTTTCACTTACATCACAACCACCGAAAAGCGAGACCTCCGGCAACTTATCAAGCACATGGATAAAGAGGGCTACGCCTACAACCTTTTTCTTGTGCCTGTTCCGCACACCCACGAGTACGAGATCAACCTGTACCAACCGCAAGTTGAGGGGACTCAGTGGCTAGGATTCTTCGACAAGAAAAAAACGCGCTAAGCCATGCCTGAAGCCCTTGTGTGAGGGCTTTGGGGATTACTTACCCAACCACCAAAAGGAAAGACCATGCAACTAGACCTCACCACCGAACAAGCCTTTGAGCTTTGGACGACCTTAGCCGTTCGCATTCACCAACTTAAACGCGAGCGAGATCAGCACTCCGAACTCACCATCATTGGCGCGATTGCCCGCAGACAACTGGGGCGCACTGTGCCAGTTTTTAACGCCCTCAATGCCTACATTGAAGCAAACGCCATGCACGACTTCGACGACCAAGACGAGGGCGACTATCACCCTCATGGCGACCCACAAATCTAAAGGAGACCACCCAATGACTGACGCAGAAAAAATTGAAAAACTGGGCGAGGCTTTGAATAACCTTTACCAATCCGCAGACCACTACATTGAGGATAAATCTTGGCTTGGCGAATTGCTCAATGACATTGACCGCGCACAAGCATTACTCCAACAAATTGAAATGGGAAAAAAATCATGAATGCCATTGTCCTAGACACACCCGAAAAAATCGCCCGCTACCGCCTTCTAGCCCTTCGGGGGGCTTTGCGCCTTGAGATCGCGGGCATGAAAAAGCGCGGACAGTCTGCGTATCAAACCCTCAAAAACGAGGGCTATACCGGCACACGCGCCCAAGTACTTGAGCAACTTCACAACCACCTAGAAACCACAAAGGAGACCATCCGATGAAACGCTATTTTGTCCACATCCCAACATGGATACACATCGCCATGACTTGCTACGGCACGAACAAAAAAGATGCTATTGCCCGATTCCGCCTTCAGCATGGGCTTTCACGTATGCCCAAGGGCTACGGCATTTGGGAGGCTTGAATGTTTACCTATATCGCGTTTTACAAAGGCAAAGAAATCACAGTCAAGGCTTTGCACTCATTCGATGCTCAGGAGATCGCTAGCAAAATTTTTAAAGCCAAAAAAAGCTACGAAGTGACTGTAATGCTTGTCGCCAAAGGTGACGAGCCAGTTATCCACAACCCCGCAATTCTTTAAAGGAGACCATCCGATGACCAACCTCAACAACCTTATCTGTGACGCTAAAGCGGGGAAACCCGCCACCCTGACCGACGTACAAAAGCACGATTTACTTTGCATGGTGAGCAAATATTGCAGACGCGAAACAGTCAACAAACTGGCGCGACGGATTAACCTTCCTTTGTCCCTTTGGCAAGATGCGGGGCTTTTCTCTCGCGTGACTGTTGACGATGGAGGGGTGAACTATATCTGCGGTCAATCATGGCGCGATGAGATGCGTACACTTCGCGACTTGATTTTGTACAAGTGAGGACGCTATGAACTACCCACCCGCTTACATCATCGACATGGGCTATAAATTCGAGCGCACAAAAAGCAGCGCACGAGCGAAAACCTACCGCACTTGGCTAGCCCAAGCCACCGCCAAAGACCCCGCCAACCGCCTTGAGATCGTCCGATTGTTTGAGATAGGTAGGGCAGAGGCTAGATAACCGCCTGAAGCCCTTTTCTGAGGGCTTTGGAGGGTACTTTTGCCCGCAAAGGAGAAAACTAAATGATGAAAGTTGATAAATACAACGTCAGGATTGTGAGAAAGGGCGACCGCTTCGGGCGCGACGATTGTTTGACCCATGACGACGACCGACCAATGGTTGAATTCTACGACTCGAATTATCCGACCGACAACGGGCGAGGCGGGTTTGTGAGCCGTTATTACGTCGGTACGCTACTCGGGCATGAGGGCTTTCATGGGGGCGACCCTACGGGCGGACTATGCCTTGACGGGGGGCAACGTGATACCTACACAGTCAGCGACGAGGATATGAACACAGTTAGAACATACATTCAAGAGGCAACAAGATGAACACCAAAACTCACAAATCAATACACCGAGGATGGATTACAGAATCTCACGTTGAGATTAACGACACCATGCGCTTGAGAATCCTCACCATGAAACGATGGGGCGGGTCTCTCTGCACGACCGCGACAGTTGAGCACAAAGACGGAAATTATTTCTCTTACGAGCCGTTTAAAGACTACGACAAAACAATCTTGAGCACACGCCCCGCACGAGTAACTCAGCGCACAGTCGAGGAACAACACGCACAGGCTACGCGAAACCTTGACGTTATCCGCGACACCATCGACCACCATTACGCAACCTTGAATTGAGGAGACCATCCGATGATTGAAATTATTAAAACCGATGAGGGCTATCGGGTGCAACACATGGACGGAGAACTAAAGGGCAAATATCTTTGGGACTTGGCAGGAAATGACTTGTTTGAAACCTACGGGGAAGCCGAAAGGGTGTTCTATGGGCTTGATAAACCCATTGTTTTCAACATTCCCGATTGGGATTGGGGAGAGAAAAGCAACAAGAAACTTCGCAAGATGTTTTCTATTCCCGCAGATCAGCCGATGCACAAAGATCACCGCCTTGAATTTTTCCTCAACTATCTTTTGCAGGAAGTTGATATTAACGAATTGGTCAGCGAGTATTTATACCACGCACCGATGAAAGTACTTATAAGCCAAGCCGATGCTATCGGTTGTTATGAACTTGAGGAGGACGAAGAATGACACACGCAGAACTAAAAGCACAGATCAGCGATCTTTTAGTAGAGAACCATCCGGCAGAACTGGCACGTTTGACAGGTGCAGATGACACGACTTGCAAAAAGATTGTGCATGAGCTTTACATGGAAAGATTCAATGACCCGAACTGTTGGGAAACTGAAAGAGTAGGTGACGTATGGGTCATCTTTGGCAAGGCTTGCGATGAGTGGATTGATGAGAACGGAGATTACCGATGCTTTGATACCAAGGAAGAAGCCAAACAATATATTGAGGAGACCATCCGATGAAGACACGTAAAGAAAAAATTGATGCCATGACTCGTTATGAATTGCAGTACTTATTAGATAACCCCGAATGGCTAGAAGACAACGTGCTTTTCTTTGCCAAAGGTGGCTTTACCACCTATACAGATGAAAACATAAACCAACATTATCAAGAACAAATAGACGAAGGGATGGAGCCATGAAAGTATCAGAACTGATCGCCCACCTCAGCGAACTGCCCCCGCACCTTGACGTAATGGTGTGGGATGCCGGAAATCGCAGCCGAATTGCGAGCGTAGACGACTCATTTATCCATGACGAACAACCATTCGTTGAACTAAACACAGACACAGACGATTAAGGAGACCATCCGATGACCAAAGATCAAATACACGCGCTAAGAATGGCATTGTTTCTCGCGCAATACTTTGTTGAGGAACACTATGGTGACTTTACTGATAGTGGGCAGGCACAAATAGACAACGAGCGCGTCATATTGGCGCGGGAAATCTTGAAAGAATTAGAGGCCAAGCTATGAACTACCAATCAAGCTACTGGGACGATGAGAAGCTAGACATATTCCGAGACATGGAACGCAGGGCTTTTGCCGAGGGTAAACCCCCCGAAGTGACAGACCTATACGGCTTTATCATCGACACCCTCGAAGAACTTATTCAAGTAAAAGAATCATTGGAGAACTAATCATGGATACAACTCGCACCTACCCCCGCACCTTAGCCGAGGCTTTTCCCGACGATCCCGAACACCGCGCCCGCTACGGATGCGCTATCGAGATCATGAAAAAACGTCCGACTTACTGGCAAGAGACCCTTCAAATAGCCATCATTTGTATTGCAATCGGCTATTGTTTAGGCAAAATGTTTTGATGAAAAAGAAAACACTCTTTGCAATCTACCTCGTAGAAGATGAATCCGGTTTCGTAACTGTCAAGTCTGACCACATAGGCCACGGCATGATGAGCTACGAAATCGGCTTAGAGATACTGTCAAACCTCAAGATCGCGGAGGCTATGCACCCCGAAATCTTGAGCGTTGACTACATGTATTACTCAGACCAAGTTCAATGACCGCACTAGGCTTAATCCAAACCGGAGAACGCCTACCCTTTGGTGCGTGTCGTTGGCATCCTCTCCTTCGACATCGCTCATCCAGTAAGGCCATCCGATCTCCTTAGCGACCCTCTCCCCCGTCTTGCTTTTATCGTTATCCGCAACTATGAGTCCATCCGGTAAGCCCTGCGCCACCTTCTTCATGTTCCCCGCGCTGAAGCAAACATGGATCGTGTACCTCCGGCTCATCTTTTTAAACGCCTCTTGGATAGACAGACCCGTTGCGTAACCTTCACAAAGAATATGAATCCCCTTGTTGTCCATGACCAACTCAGCATTACTGGTGCGCTGACCATAAAGAAACTTCTTAGATCCATCCTCCTCGATTAGCTGACATCCGACTAAGTGTCCATCCACCCGCATGGGTACGACCATCGTCTTCTTACCCTCATGCCCCCACACCATGTCCTCTGCGCCTATAAAACCTTTCTTATCTAGGTACGCATGCTTACCTATGACTGTCTGACTCAGGATAAAAGCAGCCCGTTTAACTGCATCCGCCTGATCCGCCCGCCTCTTTTCCTCGACCGCCTGTAAATCCTTGGCTATTTTCTTTCTGTCAATCTTGATCGGTGTCTCTGGTTGCCACACAGAAACTTCAGTATCGACCGCATGGTTCTGCACAAACCCGTGATCCCCCATCCACTTAACCGCCCCGTTTCTTTTCTTTGGGTGGTCATCCGTTGGGTATCTTCTCCAGACTCCTATCGGTGGAGGGATGTCGATCAGCACCCCATGCGCCCTGCAAAATGAAATGAATTCCATTAACGCATCCTCCTGATTGACTTGACGTATCTATTGATCCCATCCTGTACAAACTTAGATACCTTCTCATCCGGCATGACCGGATTGTCCTCTAACCCGCGAGGCCAGACTCCGAACTTCTCTCGGTACACATTAGCCGCCCGCCCCTTCGACCATCCGTTGTATTTCATGTACCAATTCATCATCGACCACCACAACTGCTTACTCTCGCGAGCCATAGTGCCAGTCAACTCCTCCATCTCACCCGCTACCGCCTCGACCTTGGTCTTTCTCTGCCTGATATGTCCACATGACTTGCACATATCTGAATTCAAAGGCCACAAAGCACCACACGCAGGACACTTAGCTAACTCTTTTTCCTTCTCGCTTGGTTCTTTCTTGGTCTTTTCCGCCCCGTCATCTAGTTCACTAACACCACCTCCGAACACCTCATCCCACTCCTCACGGAATCTAAGATAGTTACCCGAATGATCCAACCATACGGCAAACTCTTTCCCTTCATGACCACGCATGACCCGCCCCATCTGCTGAATGTGGGAGGACAAGGACTTAGAGAACGGCCTAGCCGATACCCCAATCATCACATCGGACACATCAAATCCTTTGGTCAGGATGTCGGTAGCTATCAGCCCATGTATCTCTGTGTCCGGCTTGCTGAACTCCTCGATCACATCCTTCTTATACTGATCGTCATCCCGATAACTGATATTGATAAAGTTATAGCCACGATCACCAAACTTCTGCGCCAAGTCAGCACCATGAGCTACACCGGAGCAGAACACAATCGTCTTTGCCGGCTTACCAAAGATCTCATTGGTCTTTTTCTCCCACTCCACCACGATGTCGCCTGTGATCTGCATACCCCGTTTAGTAGTCTCGATAGGAGACCACTCACCCGCCACCTTCTTAGCCCCCTCCATGTTTATTTCTTTGGCAATAAATACTTTTAGCGGGACAAGCACCTTGTCATCTACCAACTCTTGTGTCGTGACAGTAGAGACTACATCCTCATAGACCTTGGCCAACCCCTTGGTAAAAGGTGTAGCACTCAGCCCTATGACTCTGATCGCTGGATTGTTCTTGATGAACTCAACTGTTGCCGCACGGGTCTGGTGGGCTTCGTCAATGATGAGTAGGTTTAGATTAGGAAACTCCTCGCGTCTCTCCAATGTCTGAGCCGAGCAGATCTGTATCTTCTCCGATGGTAGATCACGCCAGTGACCTGACTGTAAGACTCCATGATCTATGTTGTATTTGTCTAGCCGTTGACTGGTCTGATCGCACAAAATGATCCTGTCCAAGATCATTGCCGCCCGATTACCCTTCTGGCTTGTGGCTTCGAGCAAAGCGATAGCCATCTCCGTTTTGCCTGCACCCGTGGGGGCGTAGAGCATCAGGCTTTTCTTGCCCGATGCAAACCCCTTACGCAATGCCTCTAGCGTAGCCTTCTGATAAGGCCGTAACTCTAATCCCATATTGTTTCTCCAGCTACCCACACATTAGCCTGTGGGCTTAGGCTTTACTTACTTCTTTAATTGTCTTTGCATCGCTGCAATTTGCTTTTTCATTGCCGCATTTTCATTAAGCAATGTGTCCCGACTGATACGGGTAGACTTCAATTCGATCTCTAACAAACGAATATCCTCACGCAACTGCGCGATAGTGTTCTCAACTAACTTCTTCTCTGACTCGTCAGCCGCATAGACTGCCACCGCCAGACGATCCTTCAGCTTGTCGTTCTCATCTGCCAATGACTTAATCACATCTCCTGAAGTGTCATGCTTGGGTTCTTCTTCAGGCTTCTCATACTTAGCCTTACGCTCAAACACTTTACCATTGCGAGTAACCTTCACCACCTCTGGCTTAACACCACCGCGAACTAAATTGACCAAAGTCACAGACACACGACACGCCTTGGCTATCTCGGTGTTGTTCCAGAACTGCCACTCAAAGTCATCAAGCATGGCCTGCACTGCGTTGCGCTTGTCCTCGTTGCTACGATGCCTTCCGTTTTCTGCATTCACACTAAAGGATCTAAGGATCGCATCCCTCAATGTGCCGTTAACAACTGTTACCTCGATGTCCTTTAAGCCGGCCTTCTGGTGGGCAAAGTACCGGTGGTATCCGTCAGTCAAGTAATAATTTATGCCGTCGTAGTACGCAAGCACCGGAGGAAACCTCGCACCACCTGCAAGCGACTCTGCGTATTCATCCACCGCCTCTTGAATAATCTTGACCCGTGACTGTGTACCGCCATCTATTGTGAGTTGATTAAGTTTCATTTGCCCTGTCCTTTCATTGTCCATCCTATTAAAAAGTAACACCACTTGGTATTGATGTTGATGTTGGTGTACCTCTTACCATTCCAAGCATCAGCAATGCTTCTGCCTTTGGTGGCCATGTAAGACTCAAACGCCTGTCGTGCTTCGTTCATGTGTTTGCTTTCAGATAGTTAATCTCGCGTTGGTAGTGGGCTATAAGCTCCTCCAACATCTTGCTATATTGTTTTTCCCATTCCAGTTTTGCTTTTAGTTCTTCCATTACGATCTCCTTATTGCCCTTCTAGTCCAGCAGTTTGCACAATGCCACTTGTTGGGTGACATCTGGATGCCTCCCTCTGGTGGCTTCTCTTCCTTACACTTGTCACATACTTTGAGTTGGTGGTAAGGCTGCTTGCTTCCAAGCACCAACTGTTGCGCTACAAATCCATTCATTCTTCGTCATCCCAAAAATCTTGAGGCCATACCAGTACGGGTGTCGTAACCCCCAAGTAACCGCCTTCAACGTTGACTTCAATAAACTCACGAGCTTCGTCGGCCTCCATGCCGTCGCGCTTCATAAGAATCTCCCGTATCTTTTCTCCGTCATAGACAAGCACTTGAACTTGTTGCCTGTCGCGCCAGATAAATGCAGGGCCAAGGATGGCTTCGTCGTAACCTTCGTACTTAATCATCGTTTCATACCCCTTATGTAAACTGAAAAGCTTGATGTGGTGTCCTGCCCAAACATGGTCATCTTCTCAATCTCTTTAGCTACCTCCTCAATGGTGTCGTTGCGTATCTTCTCTGACACCTCGTTGATCTGAGCCTTGACCATCTGCCGCTTGCGCCAGCCCATAGCCTTCTCCCATATATTTAATTCAGGTTCGGACATGGAATTCCTTTCAAGTCTGGAAACATCTTATCTACCTGTGCTTTGATTCTGTCGTTACGTTCTTTGATCTTTGCTGCCCTCTCAAGGATCGGTGCAAGAAACCATGTAATTGTTTTGTTGTAACGAAGTTTTCTTAGTGTTTTCTTTCGGTTTTTTCTTACTTTCATTTTGTTTCCTGTATTCAATTACCTCATTTAACAACTGCTCCATCTCATAAGACGCTTCTAAATGGAACGGACTGATTGGCTTGCAACTAGCCATTGATCTCATCATTCCAATAGTCAACCTTGCCGTGCGTTCACTTAGGGGTTTCATGTGTTCTTCTCCTTGAGTTTGGCTTCGATGGCTCGGTAAAAACTGCCCCAACCATCCATTGACTCAATCCATTGCCTCCACAATTGATGTTGCTCCTCATCCGTCAGACCCTTCCAAGGGCGAACGTAGTCTTGGATATCATCGTCATCGGTCATGCTTGTCCCCTTGCTCGGATGTCTAAAGCCGCCGCAATCATTTCAACTGCTACGCCTTCACGTTTCTGTTGCGCTTCCAACAAATTTGCCATGTTGGTGATGATGGCTTCGTATTTATTGCGCTCAGCTTCTGCTACCAGTTGGGCAAAGCCCTCAAACTTCTCAATGTCCTTATCACTGGCGTGTCTGATAAAGCCAAGCCCTACCTTCTCAGCGACTTCAAATAGTTCATCGCGGGTCATCTTGGTGCATCCTCTTGATTAAACTTTTCTAAATCTTTAAGCCATTGCTTAAATTCTGAAAGTTTGTACAACTGTGGCCTAGTGCCAACATAGGAAAGTCTTCGTTCAATTGCGGGTTTGGGGGGGGATGGATACCCTTCACGCCGTCGGCCTTTTATTTTGTTTCTAAGATCTGTTTCATCAATGTTTAATCTGTCAGCAATCTCAGTTATCTCAAATAAAGGTTCACGCTTGACATGAGATTTATTTTTGTAATCTGAATACTTAAAAAGTTTCATCGCGGTGCCTCTTCGTAATTGTCAGGGTTGAACTTGGGTTGCTTAGCTTCCTTGTCCTTTGGATTTGGAAATGGCGGGAACGGCCAAGTCATTTCTGATCCTCAAAGATCTCATCAAACTGCTCCACCAACTTCTGCGTTACTTCAGCTTCCACCCACGCCACCATAGTTCTGCCAAGGATGTTGTCGAACTCTGGGAATGTCTGGTTGAATCTCTCTATCTGTTCTTTGGTCATCACTGATCTCCTTTGCTTAAGTTTCTTAGCTTCCACATGACACCTCATGTCATCCTCCCACGTAGCCCACTCAAAGAGCCACCGCCACATGAACTCTTCGTTCATGCACCCATGTTGGTACTTGGCCATCGTCAAGCATGTGTCTTTACTTGGTCTGTCCATTCTTGATCTCCCTGATTACTCTCTTGATAACCGCAGCAGTTACCCCGAATCTCTCAGCAATAACTCTCATAGATAGACCCTCGTTCATGAGCACCTCAACCCTGCGCTTATCCACCGATGTAGCAGGGCGACCCGCCCCTCTTCTTGCTCCACCATGCGTTAGATTCTCTTCGTTATACCTCATTGCTTATCTCCTGTTATACCTGCTATGTTTCCAATTATTATTGCACAGTTCTAGCAGTTTGTGCCGTCTGTTGTAAAAAGGTAGTAAGGACTTTCCCTAATGTTGTATTTTGGCCATAGAGAGAGCCGCTACCTCTGAACCCCCCTCTGGCGGAGAGGAGGAACTCAGTGAGGCAGTGCTCCGAAAACGCGGCACATCTGTCCTACGTTTTCCAAGTTCGGTGGAATGCCGGATTCTGTTTCTATAAGGGTGGCGCTTTAACGGTACGCCCTGACAGCTAGTCTTACCTCCCTACGGCTCAATTGGTTAGTTACCCTCTTTCACACTGGCCACGAATCATTTGCCAGTACCGCTCGGCTCTCTTAGGAAGCGGCCCTTGACTACAAGGGTAAGGTCATATCTGGGTACCGGAGATTTCTGCCGTATAAGCTAACGCGCCCTGACGGTTACTGTAGGAGGAGAGACTGGAACTGCTCACATAAAGCAGTGGTTTCAAAACAAGAAAGGGCTTGTAACGGCGCTAACCCGCCACCAGTCCCAGTCTCAAAAACAAGAAAGCCACTTAAGGCTACATTCCGGTTGCGACCTTGCCTAATATCTCTCCGACCGAAAGCATTAGGTAAAGCGGAATATAGCCTTAAGTGGCCTAAACTTGTCACTCGCAACAGTAACGGGCGGATTATAAGCACAACTGTTCCGGCCTTGTCAACTTCCGTAGAAAAATTAAAATTTTTCTGCAACTGTTGGGGCAAAACCACAGGGCAAAGTACACTTTTTTTGTTGCCCCATTTGCCCTAAAAACTCCAGTATCCATGCGGGTTCCAAGGCATTTGGGGCAAGAAAGTTGTTACACATATATATATGTGAAACAAACTCGCGACCACTATCGGGCACGGCGCTTCTACTATGGGAAACAGTAAGCAAAAAAAAGTGGCCCCAGTTACGAGGCCACTAAAACAATCAAAGGAAAAAAGCAACTCACAAAACAACCAGCCCTCTGGATTGCCACCATATTACTCGCAGCGTTTAAGAATTTCAAGTGCTTCTTCAACAGAATTAACAATAACCAACAGTCCACCTGTCCACTCGTCAAAGAATTTCTGCTCGGCCTCGGTGAGCTTCCTTGCCGAAGGAACTTTGTCCCCGTCCTTGACCTCCATAAGGATCGTATAGCCCTTATAAGCCACCAAAAGATCAGGGATGCCATCACCCTGCGTAACGATACGAACGACCGCTCCTGCGCCCCGTAATGCGTCTACGATTTTGTTCTGGTTAGCGTCGATTCTGTTGGCGTATCTCATGGTGTCTCCTACCTGATAAAAATATTTTAACCTACCTATTGCAAAATTAAAATGTAGCAGGTACAATCACTCAAACACTAACAGACAGGAGTGACAATGAAGTTCACAAACAAGTTCAACTTACCGCAGACGTTCGTCAATGTAATCCATCGGCCAACGTACTCAAAAGGTAAGGCACACATCTCTGCTACTGAGATCATCAACTCACCTCGCATCGTCCAGTTAAAAAAGAAACACTGGGATGACATTGAGCAAGATGCAAGCGAGATGGTGTGGTCACTGTTCGGCTCTGCTGTTCATAACATTTTGGAACACGGCAAAGACAAACATCACATCGTTGAAGAGAGATTGAACATTGAGTTTGAGGGATGGAAGATCTCTGGTGCTATTGATCTACAAGAGCTAGAGCCTAACGGGACTATGACGATCAGTGATTACAAAGTTACTGGCGCATGGGCAGTGATGAATGAGAAGGATGACTGGCACCGCCAATTAAATATTTATGGGTGGTTGGTAGAGAAAGTTAAGAAGGTACCCGTTGGGAAGCTTCAGATCATTGCCATCATTCGTGACTGGTCTGCCCGCGATGCGGCTTCTAAAGAAGGTTATCCACAATCACCAGTGGCCACGATTGATATTCCACTCTGGTCATTTGAAGAGCGTGAAGCATTCATCACTAAACGAATATACGACCACGGCACTGCTCTGTTTGAGATGGAGACAGATGGCGAGATGCCAGACTGCACACCCGAAGAAATGTGGGAAAAGAAAACTTCCTATGCTTTAAAGAAGGATGGGAACGTGAGAGCAAAGAGTGTTCACGAGACACTTGAGGATGCCGAGACAGCATTGGCGAAGTCCGAAGAGACGGCCAAGAAGAACGAGAAGTTTGTTATCGAAGTAAGACAAGGAGAAAGAACACGATGCCGCAGTTACTGCCAAGTGTCATCGTTCTGCACTCAATACCAAAACTACCTAAAGGAAATTCTATGAAGCCAGTTAGCCTATCGCTCACACAAGAAAGTGCTGAGATGATTATCCGTGCATTGATTGAGATGCCGTTCAAGCAAGTCAATCAATTGATCCATTACATCGACCATGAGATTGCTATCTCTCAGCAGCAGATGCCGACTAACACAGTCACTGTTTCGACTAAGACATACAAGTACGGCTTAAAGAAAGACGGTACTCCCAAGAAAAAACCCGGTCGTCCAGTTGGATTTTAAAAAGGTGAAATCATGGAAAAAGCAGAACTCAGAAAAGCATGGAGACATACGATAGATCGTGACGGTGGCCACTGCCCCGTGTGTGATCGTTGGGGCAAAGTCTATGCACGTAACATCAACAAGTCTATGGCCAAGTCCTTGATCTGGTTATGTACTGCAAAGGCCGATGAAGCTGGCTGGGTCAACGTTCCTGTTAATGGCCCGCAGTGGGTTGTTAGAACCAATCAACTGCCAACACTTCGTTGGTGGGATCTTGTTGAGCGTAGACCTAATACAGAAGACGAAAAGAAAAAACACTCCGGCTACTGGAGAGTTACGCAAACTGGTTTGGACTTTGTACTTAAACACACACGAGTCCCAAAGAAAGTATTCACATACAACGGTGAAGTCGAAGCTACAAGCTTGGAGACAGTGTTTATCGAAGACTGTTTCAAAGAGTTCTTTGACTACCAAGATGTGATGAATACATATTTTAAAAAAGGAAAGTAAATGTCAGTCCATAAAAAGCTAATGCAAGCTAGGGTCAAGCTTCAATCCACAGAGATGAAGAAGTCTGGCCTCAATAAGTTTGCCGGCTATTCATACTTTGAGTTGAGTGACTTTATCCCTCATGTTCAAACCATCTTCAACGACCTTGGCCTGTGCGGTGTCGTGACGTTTAGCACTGAGTATGCCCAACTATGCATCACAGATGTAGATGACGGCACGGTCATTGTGATTACCAGTCCAATGGCCGAAGCTAATCTCAAAGGTGCACACCCTATCCAAAATTTGGGCGCAGTTTTGAGCTACCAACGTCGCTACCTTTGGATGGCCGCTTTAGAGCTTGTGGAAGGGGACGCAGTAGATTCAGCGCCTCCCGTAGAAGCACCGAAGCCAGAACCTAAACCTGAGCCAGTTAAGAAGACACCAGTTCCCTTGAAGATGGAAGGCCGTGATGATAAGTCTTGGCACCTCATCGTAGAGAAGGAACCCGGAGACTCATCAGAATCTTGGATAACAGCAGTAGTAGACATCACGAAGATGGGTCTAGCAGAGACTCATAACGAAGCTGAAGTCATGAAGCTGTTTACCAACAACAGAATTATCTTTGATCGTCTGAAGTTAGAAGACGTTGAGAGATATACCGCGCTCATGGGCGCATTCAAAACCCGTAAAGAAGAACTGAAAGGATAATCATGGCTACTAAATACCCAAACTCAGGAATGCTCGGCAAAGCTAAGCAGCCTAAGATCAACCCCAACTCACCAGACTACACTGGAAGTATTGATGTTGACATCTCTCTCATCAAAGAGATGTTGGAAGATGCCCGTCAAGAGGGCGCTGACTCTATCAACATGAAGCTTGGTGCTTGGATTAAAGAAGGACAGTTTGGAAAGTTCTTCAGTATCAAAGTGAACAACTATAAGAAGCCTGCACAACAGCGTGAGGTTCCTACTGACGATTCAGACATTCCCTTCTGATGAAAACAAGCCAGTTTGAAAGCGTCAAGGTAGCTCTCAAGCAAGATAAGACTGGGTTTGTATTGACACTCTCAATACACCCAGACGAATTGCCGGAGGAGATACTGCGTGACTTCGTAGGTGCAAGGTACCAAGTAGTTATGGTACGTCTTAATAACGAAGAGCGTCCAATGAACAGAGAGCAAGAGCACTCTAACGATGGCGTTCGCACGGCTGGGATTCTTAGTAGGGATCCACAGTTCCATAAGTTTCTCTACGACGGTGGCCACATCTTCATTGCTAACGAAGAGGAAGCAACCAGTTGGTTAAAAGAGTACTTGGAAATTAATTCAAGAACAGAAATAAAAGACAGTGCCCGTGCTCAAGAAAAGCTACGTGGCATAACACAGGAGTTTTCAGCATGGAAGATAACCGCTTAGTACCTTACTCGGTACATCTTAAACGGGAGGTGTACGACAAACTAAAGCTAGCCGCTGGTCAGCGCAAAGCTTCTGCCCTTGTGCGTGATGCTATTACGATGATCGTCGAAGGCGATGACGAGTTCAATGGTGGATACAACAAAGGTATCCGCGATGCGATCTCTGTGATTGGTGAGGACGAACTTGCTATGAGCCTTGCGTACAACGGTGACACTGTTGCCGATCTGTTGGCCGAGAAACTTTCAGAGATGATTGTTTCTCAGAACACAAAAGGTAAATCAAATGGCAAGAAAAAAGCCTGAAGGTGTAAAGAGTCTGGTCAAGTTGGAGCCTGTCTCCCTTGACCAGATTACGATGCTTGACTTCTTTGCTGCCTTTGTCCTTATGGGCTTAGCCGGCGGAGAAGACATGCAAGAGAACGCTCGCATGGCTTATGACCAAGCCGAAGAGATGATGTTTCAAAGGATGGAAAGATGAACAAGAAAACTCAGATTGAGATACTTGAACGTGCCATTAGCGATGCTCAACGTGCAATGAACGTACAAGAAAGTATTTGGATGCAAGAGTGGGAGGCTGCTCGCAATCCATTTATTGCTATCAATGAATGGAATAACAACCACGACAGACGGATGGTCTACATCCAGCCGTGGCTTGATGCCAAAGCAGAACTAACAAAATTAAAGAGTAAAGAATGAATGTAGCAATTGTTCAGTTTGATAATCGCAACGATGAACAGTTAGGATGGATGCGTAGGCTAGTTGACATTAATTTACGATATTCCAAGAAACATGGCTACAAACACTTCTTTCATCGCAAGATTCCTTTTGACGTTCCTCCATATTGGGCTAAGCCTTGGGTAGTCTTTGATGCTATTGAGCGTGGCTTTGACATGGTTCTATGGTTAGATTCTGATGCCGTTGTCCATGATTTTGATAGAACAATAGAGAGTTTTTTTGAAGGTGATGAGCTTTTTATCTATACACCTGACTGTTCTATCTGGTCTGAGCCGTTCAATGCTGGCGCTTTCTTTGTAAGAAAAGAAGCTAAGCACATCATTGAAGAGTGGATGACTTTGTACGACAGCACCATGTGGTACAAGGAAAACGATCATTGGCACTGCCGAGGATCATGGGCTGGCCCTGCTTACGAGCAAGGATCTTTTACCAAACATCTAATCCCTAAGTACGAACAGAACTTAAAGAAGATTGATTGGAGGATTCTTCAGAATCCTTACCCAATTGAAGAAACATTTGTCATCCACTTTGCCGGACAGTTCAGAGTGGTTATACAGATGTATGTTCTTCCAAAGATGCAAGAAGAACAAAGGCTGTTAGCTGATAGGAATAGTAAAGAAAGTATGGAGGATTTGTTCCGTACAAAATACTACAACAATTCATGGGGTAGTTTGGAAACAAAATCTGGTGTGGGTTCTACGTTACATCAAACAAGAAATGTTATTGCTGAACTACCTTTGTTGTTCAAAAAGTATTCAATCAAATCAATCCTTGATATACCTTGCGGTGATTTTAATTGGATGAAGACCGTTGATTTAACTGACATTGATTACATTGGAGCAGACATTGTTCCTGAAATTATTGTAGACAATAAAGCTAGATCACCTCATAAATTTGAAGTTCTAGATATTGTTCACGACGATCTACCTAAAGTAGATCTGATTCTGTGCCGAGATTTGATGTTTCATCTACCCTTTGAAACCATCTTAAAAGCGTTAGAAAACATAGCTAAATCCGGCAGTAAGTACTTATTGGCTACCAATCACACATGGAAACGTGATAACAATCAAGACATAGCAGTCGGTGGATGGCGGCGTTTAAATATGCGAGAAGAACCACTTAATTTACCCCCTTTCATTGATCTAATCGTTGAAGGGAACACTGAAGGTAATCAAGAAGACCGATGCCTTTGCCTTTGGAAACTTAACTAAGGAAATATATGACTGTAATCTATGGCGGGAAAATGGCCTTCCCTATACCCAACACTGGTCACGGTGCACCCTTTGATGAGGGCATGTCTCTTAGAGACTACATTGCTATTCATGCAATGGTCGCATTTATTAACGCCGAAGAATGGCAATCAACTGTAGGAAATGTTTCTAATCACGTTGCATTTAATGCTTACGCAATGGCAGATGCAATGATTGAGCACAGGGTATCGGGTGAACAATAAACTAACCGCCAAGCACAGGCTTCACATAGGCAGGGTTAAGGAATTACCTTGCTCTGTCTGTGATGCCCCGCCTCCTAGCGCCGCCCACCATGTTAAACAACATCAGCAGTACACAGTGGTAGCCCTGTGTACTGACTGTCACCAAGGCCCAGTCATGGGCTGGCACGGGCAGAAACGGATGTGGGCTATCAAGAAGATGGATGAGTTAGACGCTCTAGCTGTCACCATAGAACGCCTCCTAGAAAACTTTTAATTTTTCTACTTCATTGCCTTGCGGGTATCTTCAGCTTGTTTGGCTAACATGGAGATTAACTCTTTCATCTGGTCAATCTGCTCTCGCTTGGTCGCTCCGTCCAAACTTGTGTCGTTAGTTACAACAGAGATCTGATTACGGATATTGGCCATTTGTTTAGATGTCTGGGTGTACATCTTCTGAAGAGCAATCTTGTCACCCTTCTCTTCCATGATCTGCTGGACTTTATCCATCTCACCAATCTCAACATAGTTACGCATGTCAGCAAAGGCTTGCTGAATCTGCTTATTGCTCTCATAGAACGCGGTGGTGTACTGAGACATGTTAGACGGTAAGCTCTTCACAAATCCAAGGCTGGCCTTGTCCATCCATTTAGTATCTGGATATTCACCATCTTTGAAAGGTGCGACAGCGTACATAGAAGTTGAGGCAATCGTTCCGCCAAGCCAGCCGAAGTAGCCCTTAATAGCATAGTCCACTTGAACTGGGCTTAACTCTGCTTTTTCTGGTAAAGCTATGTTTAGTACAGGAGCCAAAGCCATAGCCAAAGGACTTGTGGTATCGGCTTTACGCTCAGCTTTAGACAGGGCTTCCATGCCGGCAGTCTCAATAGGCGCACCAGTGAAGCTATCTTTGTTAGCGTACAGATCAACCACTGGCTTAATAACCTGTGGAATTGGATTCATTGCAAATGTATCCAACATCATTCGGCTAAGAGCATCGGTAAACTGCTTACCTTCAGAGTCAGCATCAAAGATCTGCTCGGCTGTGCGCTCGGCAATAGTTCCCAAAGCACCAATTTCAAACGGTTTAGGCAGACGAAGAGCCGTTTCCATACCGGGTAAACGAATCCACCAGAAGTTATCTCTATCCCAGTCACTGCGCTTCTGAAACTCTTCGTCGTCTTTATTTATCGCATACAAAGCAAGCGAAGCAAGGCAGACAGCGCTTGTGATAATAGAGAAAGCCTGAGCCTTCTTCTTATCGTTAAGATCAATCTCTTTACCAGTCAATGAGTTGTAGAAAACTCGGCTAGTTGGAATAATGCCGTCACGACCCAACTTGTATAAGCCTTGGATACGTGCGTTCATAAACGGTACGACCTGAGTCAAGTAACGGAATGCACTAAACGATCCCTGCATGGAGAAGTCCATCAAGTCACGAGCTTCGAACGATGCTTGTAAATGAGACAGGCCCCGCTCACGCAACTGGTTGTACAAAGCCATGCGGTTGGCAGCTTCAGACTTGTTACCAAGTTCTTCATACTTGTCAAATAGTTTAGACAGACCAGCTTTGATTTTATCGGGAGTATCTAGGATGTCAGACTCTTTAACGCCTTTAGCCAGTAGCCTCTTAATTAACTTGGCCTGATTGCCTTCATAAGCTGTACCAAAATTAAAGATAGCACCACCGGCTAAAGCGGAAATGTGTGCAGGATTGTTCTTATCTGTAGCAATCCATCCTTGTACAACGTTAGCAAAAGGATTCTTACTTAAGTCAGACACAGCCATAGCTTGAACCGAGTCACGGAACAAGTTGTTTACCTTGAACGCAGGAGAAATGGTAACGCCGTACTGAAGCATGTTTTTAAAGTCACGAGACACATCAAGAAACTTAGACTGTGGGCCCATGTATCCAATAGATGTGATGGACTCAAGCAAGAGCGGATCTTTGACTGTGTAGTAAGCAGGCTTGCCGTCTTCCATGACCTTCACGGTATCTGGGCCGGCTTCCGTGGCCTTCTCTACGGCATCCAATTCAAGAGCATCTTTCAACGTAGTCGCGGCGGCTTGGTTCTTCATCGACGCAGACATGATGTGACTCCAGTTACGCAGAGTGTTCTCCATCAAGTCACCGAACGGACGATCTCCTCCGCCTTTCAAAGCTTTAGAGAACTGCTGACGAGTCAGACCTGCTGATGTTTGAGCACCCTGAAGATCACCGTCTTCCATCTGGCGATAGAAAGGAATGTAGTAGATGTCACTGACAAAGTTGTCGTAACTAAATTTGTCAATCAAACCTTGATCTAAAGCCACATCCAAGACGGAACGGTTTAGATTGTTCATATCTTTAAGAACAGCAGCATAGACTTCAGCACGAGGCTTGCCGTCAATAGTTCCTTCAGACAACTGCTTACGATTAGCTACCATGTAGTCCATATCTTTGCTGCGTGACCGTTTTGGTTCTGGCAGGTTAGATTCACGGTTCAAGGCAACCCACATCTGGTAACGATCCACCTCAGAACCAACAGGCTTGAGCGTCTCAATCAGACCCTTGGTGTTAGGTTTAATATTCAAAGCACCACCGTCGTTAAAGACATGGCCATTAAACAAGATACCTTCAAGTGCTCCGTCTACACTCTTAGACAGGCGGGCTTGCATGTAACCTATAGGCGAGTAGTCTTTAATCGTGCGGTACTGGTCAGCAATACCCTGAGCAAGACGCTGCCAGAAACGATCCTGCATGTCAGAGATCTTCTCAACAATCGTTCTAGTCTGTGGCTTGAAGACACGGTTAGCCGCCTCTGTAAACTGTGGGTTTACACCCTGCATCACTTCAGGAGCAAGGGGCTTTTGTTTCTGTAGGGCAGTAGAAACCTTCTGCTTAACCTGTTCTACCTTAGAAGGTGCTTCCTCTTCTTTTCCAAATATTGTTTGACCACCAGTGACAGTAGTCTTTGGAGGCTTTTTCGTAGCTAACTTATCTACTAAGTTAATAATCTCAGTTAAAGCACTTGTGTCTTTGATACCAAGCAAATCGGCAACCAACTCTGTAAACCTAGTCCACGCAGACTTTTTGCCGGGATATGGAATCTGCATCAGCAAATATTGGAATTCTGGATTGCTCATTGCTTCAGCAGTGAATTCCATAGAATTAAGCAATCCATATACTGACTTAGATCCAGTGTATCCTTTGCCATATCCATAACCTTTACGGCCAAGTTCAAACTTAACATGGTCATACAGTTTGTTGATCTGCTCAACAATAGGTTTTTGAGAGCGAGTAGGATTCATCTGCGACATTACTGTCAAAGCATGAACTGCTTCGTGAGCATTTACTAACTCATGACCAGCGTACTCTTTACGCATTTTTATCGAATGATCTGAACTGTCATACTGTCCAGCCCATTCCTTTTTAGCTAAAGCACCGGGCTTATGAATTTTAACTTTTCTTGAAATTTTTTGGCTTAATTCACCAACACGTTTGATAGTTGGGTTAGTGCTCTGAGCCATTGCATCAGCTAGAATTCCAAAATTCTGTTTATCGTGCGCTTCTCTATATGCCGGGTTGTTAGATGCAATAGGCATACGCACTTGAAACTCTTGAAGAGTTTTAGGCATCTCGTTGGTAGTCACCACTGGCGGCTCTTCAACTGTAGGCTCTTCTTTCACTGGTGGTTTAAGAGATTCAGACAACGGCGGAATCTCACGCTCACCCCGTGGCTTGTAAGTTTCTGAAGCAATAAACCAAGGCTCACCATTACCTTTGTAGTTCAGAGGCAAAGGCTGTCCGGCTTTCTGCTCGGCGGCAATAGCAGCTTCTACATCTTCACGGGTAACGATACCTGCTTCAAAGTCCTTAACCAAACGCATAGACGCAGGCGTGTTGGTACGTCGAGCAATCTCCATGTATGCATTGACAGGATCAATAACAACTGGAGACTCAGGTTTTTTGATTGCTGTCTCAGGAAGGTTCTTAGTAAACTTAACTGGAACGTCCAAAGACTGAATGGCAAATCTACCTTCAGCCGTAGGGTGAGGAATGATTGTTAGGCTATTAGGATCACCGCCTTGGTTCTGAAGCATGTTCTTCATAACCAATAGACGGTTGTTTGCAGCACGTTCTTCAAGGGGACGGTTGTCTACAATCTTGGGGACAAGTGTTTCTTCTGCAACCACCTGCTCAGGTTGTAGACCCGGAGTCTTAGACGACGCACCAGTAGGAAGACCAGCCTCTAAACGTAGACGATCAATCTCAGCCTGCTTAGCTTCCAACTCTGCAAGAGGTGTAGCTTGAGGCATTTGCTCATTAAGACTAGGCTTGCTAGTATCTGGCGTTGGAGTCTCTGGTACTTGCGGAGGGATACCCTCGCGAGCCGCCTTCTCAGCTTGAGCTTTTGCATCAGCATCAACCTTCTGTTGAAGCATCTGGATACGCTGACGGCCAGCCTCTTCAGCAGACAGCATAGGTTGCTGTTCTTGCTCTGGTTGTTTAACGCCAGTGATTTCTTCAATCCTAGTAAGAATCTCAGGTGGTAACTTTGTTACATCAAACGCAGTTGTTTCTGGTGTTGTTTCAGTAACAGGAGCAGCAGGACGACGAGCTAATCCAGCCGCACCACCCAAACCTACACCACCAATAGTGGCCATAGCCGCCGCTTCACCCAAGCCTTCAGTCAAACTCTGCTCAGGTTTAACCTGTTGCATAGCCAAGTTAGAGACAAACTTACCGCCGACCTCTTCAGGTATCTCACCAACTGTCTCACCAACAGCAGTACTGCCAGCCGTTCTAAGACGACCACCAAGACCAGCCGCTCCCTTACCGGGAACACCTGCCAATACTTCCTCAAGCTGACGAGCACCGGGCAGACGCTGAGCCAACAGAGAAATAGTACCTGCGGCGGCACCAGCTTGACGGGCTAAAGTCAAAGCACCCTGAGCGGCTTCAGTATCTGTAGCACCTTTGCTCTTAAGTTCTCTGTATATATTCTCGTATGCACCAGCACCTACGTCAGAGCCTTGTTGTACACCACCAGCACCCACCGCACCGGAGACAGCAGCTTTACCAGCCACAGCCTCAGTAGCACCAAGACCCCTAGCGGCCATACCAACGCCACGGGCAGCACCAAATGGCACTAACAACTGAGGAGCTTGCTCTGCAATAAAAGATAACAGCAATGCAGGATCTTTAACAGTCTCACCAAGTGCAGTACCAAACGCTTGGAACTGACCTTCTTTAGCAGACTCAGCAACTTTCCTAGCCCTCTCATCCTCACGAGCTTTTAGGCCAGCAGACTTCATCTCCTCACCAAACTGAGAGATCTGCTGACCAGCACCCAAAGCACCAGTCCTAGAGAAGTCTCCAGTAGCTAAGCCGTAAAGCTGGCCGGGTAGTTGAACGAGGGATCCAATACCACTAACAACACCAGCACCAATATCTTTAGCAGCTTCCCCGTATGTTCTTTCTCTGGAAGGAGCAGTAGGTTGTGGAGCCGGAGCAGATCTAAGCGAACGGTATGCAGAGGCAACCGTATCAAAATCAGGTGTGCCTTTTTTACTTTGGTTCTGTACTAACCATTCTGCATACTGTTCTGCTGTTGCCATTACTTTGCTCCAACAATTGCATCCGCTGCTTTTAGCAGGTCATTATTTTTTGCTTTAGGTGCATTACTGCTACCTGATTGTTGCATTTGTTGTTCAATAAGATTCTTACGAATGGTAAAAGAATCAAGCATAGGTTCTTTTTTTTCTTTTGCAGCTTTGTTTAAGCCTGCAATATAAGTCATACCTTGGGTACTCTTTAAGAAATTATCTACATCATCCGCAGCTTGGGCGTAAGTAAGTTGGTCTCTAGGTTTTCCAAGATTCTTAGCCTCACGCATAGCATCCAATCTAGGTATACCAGCTTTGACAGCTTCTGCAACAAACTGCTCTTCAAAAGAAGCACGTTGCGCTTGAGGGATACCTTTAAGTTCTTTCTCGTATTTAAACTTAAGCTGGGCCAATTCTCTATCATTACGTGAACGTATATCTGCCAACTCTTTTTCATTACGCAGACGCATCATTTCGCGGTTGTCAGCACTCTCAACCTGAGCGCCTTGGCTAATTAACTGATTCTGATCTTTAACAGCGTTCTGTTTAAACTCAGCAGCTTTCATTTTGTGACCGTATGCAGTATTAAAGTCACCCTTTGCTTCAGCAATACGGGCACTCTCAAGCTCATTCTCCATCTTAGTAAGGTTAAAGTTACGCTGTGTAACTAACTCTTGTTGAGCCATCTCGCGGGAACGGGCACCTGCCATAGAAGCTAGGAAGGACTTACCAGCACCAGTACCTAATCCAGCTAGACCTTTACCACGAATACCACGGGTAGACTCACCGCCTTCAATCAAACCTTGCCACAAAGCCGCACGAGCAGCGGCTTCTTCATTCTTATCAAAGGCTTCTTGCTGTTTGCCGTAGCCTGCACGAAGACCTGCGATGCCTTCTTCAATCTTTTTACCCTGTTGCATATTTAGCAAAGGATTTTTAACGGCAGCAGCAGCACGTTCAGTCTCATAGTCAGGTAACGCTGGCGCAGTTTCAGCAATCCTTGTCTTAAGCATGTCAAGCAAAGGAGATGCTGGTGCCGCAGGTTGCTGCGGCTGAGGCGGCTGAGGTGCTTGAGGTGGTGGTGGTGGCGGAACATTCTGTTGCATCACTTTTGGAGGAACAACATTAGCTATTCCGCCGGGTGGAACATTTCTAGGAGGAGGTGGAAGTGTGCCAAGAGTTTCAGCAGGAGGTGTTGTACCAACTAAACGTGGGTCATTCTGCATTACTGGACGTTCAGAAGTCTGATTTACTATCGCCATATTTTTTGCACGATCAGCTTCTAATCTCTTTTGACGAGCATCCCTTTCCCGATATTCAATTTCAGTCTGAAGATCTTTCATTGCTCTATCTTCATCGTCCTCAACTAATTGCTTACCTTCTTTATTGGCAAACGCAACAATACCGCCAGAGCCAAAGTTCATCTCTCCGGTTGGTAACGTTGCCACTCCAGAGTCCTCTGGCATGGCTTGCATCTGCGGCTCAGGCACACCGGGCGGAACAGGCATCTGAGCTTGAGCACCTTGCTGTGCCATCTGCTGAGCCATCTGTCTTTGCTTAGCTGCCTGCATCTGCATGTTAGCCATTTGCTGTTCAATATTATCTTTAACTGTACCAGTAGGAGCTTGAACGGCTTTTTGCTCCATCTGCTTGCGGCGGTTCAACTCACCTAAAGCAAGATAAGGAGGAACCTCTGGGTTCATTCCGTTGGCATAGGACATGATTGCCTGAGTAGGCATATCCTTTAAACGCTCTTGTATTTGAACGAGATTCATGTCTTATCCTTAGTCGATAACTTTAAGTTTCTTAAGCAAGTCGTATGTAGATCCTAGTGTACCCACTGTAGACTGTAATGAACCCAAGCCAGTCATAGAAGCTGGACTGGTAGAAACTGTAGAGATTGGCAAACCTTGAAGCATAGACTGTAGATATTGAGTTTGCTTCATTGGGTAATCACGCTGAGCCAAAAACTCGTTGTAATCAGCAGTAATACCTTCTTGCTCAATACCGCGCTGTTGTGCGCCAGCACCTGACATCATGTCAGCCAAAGTCTTAGCTTGACCTTGCTCAGTATTAAACTGACCCATAGCTTTGTCGTATGCACTTGCGTACCCTTGGCCAATTGTTTTATTCTGTTCTTGTAGCAAATTACGGTTAGCTTCAGATTCCATAATAGCCTGACGGCCACCACCGTAGCCACCAGCTTGAGTCATTTTAGCCATGCCGGGCTGCATATTAATCTGTGACTGGCGGCGCAGTTCTTCTAACTGAGGCTGAAGAACAGACTGTAAATATGGGTTCATATACTGAGAGGCCATACCTAATGGTGGAGTAGTAGTTCCACCAGTAGTACCCGTACCGCCTATTGAACCAATACCACCAGACATACCTGCACCAGTACCAATAGCACCGGGGGCATACGCACCGGGAGTCATAGCTGGTGGTGTATACGCACTTCCAGAACTAAATGTCTGACCTAACTGACTAGGAAAGTTTAAGCTGCCTAGACCTTTAAATACTGTATCTTGCAATGACGATTGACCAGCCGTCATTGGGCCTTGATAAACTTGATAGGGCTGATTGGAAATAGCCTGAGCTTTTCCAAGCATGTCTGTTACATAACCTCCCGCCCAGTCGGATAGAGTAGATTGGGAAGAGGTGCCGGGTGCTGGGGTAGTAGCCATATTAATCCTTAAGCGGGAAGATGTTTATCAGCTTTGGTATTAGCTGCAATGTTTTTTGCTTTAGATCGTGCGTTTTTAATGCGATCCATCATGGCATAGAGTTTACGTGCTCCCGCCTCTGTCGAGCCATTACCAAGTTCAGAGACAATACGAGCAGGGACAACAAACTCACCGTCAGCAAGACGAGCGGGTTGCTTGTCACCAATGGTTGCAGGGATGTCATCAGATACACCATCACCGGGGCCACGGAGTAGTTGTCCACCATCTGAGTATCCTCCCAAACTAGCTATGCCGCCCATTGCCAAACCTGTAGACTCCACATTGTTACCTGCTCCACCAGTAATGGTGTCGTTACCTACGCCACCAGTGATAGTATTGGTACCTGCTCCACCTGTGATGGTGTCGTTACCTGCTCCACCAACTATTGTAGAAGCAGGGACAAATGGTTTATAACTCATAGGACTAAAGTAAGTCACACCACCAGATCCGGGACGACGAGCCATATAGTTAGGGCCAAGAGCCTCTTGATATTTAGACTGAACAGTTGCAGCAGGAAGATTGAGAATCCCAGCTACCCGTTCAGGACTAATCCCATACTCATTCATCCCACGAGCAACCATTGCTTCCGTCATATTGGGACGGGTTAAATAGTTTTTAACATCCTGATCGCTTAACTTAGTTGTGTAAGGAGCAGCGGTTAAAGGAACTGCATACTGTCTACGTTCTGCTGTGTATTTTGGTATACCACCTTGGTATCCGGCATAGCCACTACTTCCGCTACCGCCCAATAGTTGTTGAGCTAAACTTGCGGCTCCTGCAATACCCAAAATACTACCAATTCCACCTTTTGTAAACAGGTCTGTCAATGATCCTGTATTAGTTTTTGTATCATAAGTTTGACCATTTTTATCAGTCCAAATTCCATCTTTATACGTCCAACCAGTTAAATCATTAGTGCCGGAAGTATTATCTAATTGTGTAAATCCCGCTTCTGTCTCACCAAGATCAACATACTCACCAGTGATTTCGTTGTAGTAACCAGCCATCTTAGCCACCCTTCACAATATTAATTAAATCGTCAAACGACATTGAGTCACTAGATTTCCCCAAGACTAAATCAAGTGCGTCATTGGTGTTATTTTCCTTGTTTTTCTTCTCTTCGGCAATGTCTTCCAGCATTTCACCTTCTGCTCCCGCTTTGGTCACACTTAGAGGACGATAGTCTTCATCTTCTAGCTCACCCTTTTTGTCCAGCTTTTGTTTCTTAGAGCCAAACTCTTTACCGTAGTAGAAGACATTAGCCAGTTGAGGAAGTCCAAAAGCAGCAGCAATGTTCTGTGCTTGAGGCATTGTGAACGTCGGTGGAATGTCCGGTGTAACACTTATTTTTACGGACACCTTTACAGTTGGCGTGACTGTTGGAGTTACAGTAGGTGTAACAGTTGGAGTTACAGTAGGGGTAACAATTGGAGTGATACTTGGAGTGATAGATACGCTAGGTGTAATAATTGGGGTAATGGATACCACAGGCGTAATAGATGGGGTAACAGATACTATTGGCGTAATAACTGGTGTAATTTTAGGTGTAACCACAGGTGTAACTACTGGAGTCACCACAGGAGTCACCACCGGAGTTACAACAGGTGTAACGACAGGAGTTACCACAGGAGTAACTACGGGTGTGACCACAGGTGTAACTGCTGGGGTCACGGCAGGAGTTACCGCCGGTGTAACTACAGGAGTGACTACAGGAGTAACTGCGGGTGTAACCGCAGGAGTCACAGCAGGTGTAACGGCAGGAGTTACCGCTGGAGTTACCGCAGGCGTAACTGCTGGGGTTACTGCGGGTGTCACAGCAGGAGTTACTGCGGGCGTAACTGCCGGGGTGACAGCAGGTGTAACTGCGGGTGTTATAGCGGGAGTCACGGCAGGTGTGACTTCTGGCGTAACGGCAGGTGTTACTGCTGGTGTTACAACTGGAGTAACTACAGGTGTAACTACCGGGGTTACTGCTGGAGTAACTTCTGGAGTTACAGCAGGTGTAACTGCCGGGGTAACAGCAGGAGTTACCGCCGGGGTTACTGCTGGAGTAATTGCTGGAGTTACAGTGGGGGTTACATCTGGTGTTACTTCTGGAGTTACCACTGGCTCAACAGTAACCACTGGTCTAACTGTTACTACTGGGGTTACTACTGGTCTAACTGTTACTTCTGGAGTTACTTCTGGTTCAACAGTTACTACTGGTCTAACGGTTACCGCTGGATCTAAAGTAGTAATTTTATCCAAGTCATCTTTATAAACAGGATAACCATCCTCGTCATAAAACAATATTGTTCTACCACTTTCAATTACTGGAGATGCTTGAACTGTTTTAACTTCTTGAGTTAACTCACCATTCTCATTTAAGTATGGTTTAACAGTACTTAATGAATTAAAGTCAGGTATTGGGGCAGAACTACCAGCAATTGTTAAAGAATATCTAGTTTCTCCAGTAGCTGGATTATAGAACGCACCATAAGTTTCTTCATTTGCACCCGGTCTAGTATCAAAAGTTACAGGAACACTGTATAAAACATTTCCTTTTGAATCTAAGATTGAATTAACTTTACCTACACCACCAGATCCACTTCCGGTATCAAGTGATTGAAAATTAGTCCACGCTTGGCCAGCATCTGATTCAGTCCAATCATAACCATTGGCTTTCTTAAATGCTTCTTGCCAGTTTTGATTAGTAGGATCAGAAAGAATAGCGGCGCTTAGCTCACGATTAAATACCGCATTACCGCCAGATAAAGCCCAAGGTGATGTAACGATACCTAAAATATCATCTATACCACCACGAGTAAAAGTTGATAACTTTGAAAAATCAGCATCGGTAAGTAGATTATTGACAATATCTACAGGGTTATTTGATCCAGAACTAGCAGTCTTTGTAATAGCGTTTGTAAGACTATTGATAAAACTAACATCAACATATCCGCCTTGTCCACTACGTTGAGCTAGTTCTAAAAGATACGCTTTTGCTTTTACTTGAGCATCGTTAGATAAAGCTAAAGAATCTGCACTAAGAGCTTTAACAATATTAGATGCACTAATAGTTGCATCAGCTTCTGTAGCTGCAACTTTAGTACCAATAGTATTAAGAATATCTGTAGCTTTTACTGTAGAAGTATCTACATCTACATTAGTTTTACTAATTAACTCATTAACAGCAACTTTAGAAGCATCTATAACATAATCAATATTAGATTCAGATATTCCTTGTGCTTTTAAATAACTTCTAAATGCGTCAGTATCTACTTGATTTGCATTAGTATATTGTGATGCTGGATTAATTGCCCACCAGTTCTTTAATGTATCTAATACTCCGGGTAAATCAGTAGAAGAAACTTTACCTGATAATGTTTTAACAAGTTGTGGACTTTGAACTAATAAAGCAGCAGCAGAGGTAGCCGCAGCACTAGCCAAATATGTAACTTTATCTTGTTCAGATAATGTTACAACTTCATTATCTTGATAGTATGTTCCTGTTGGAGATATAACAGTACCATCAGAGAAGTATCTCCACCCAAAACCGGGTTGACCTTCTTCTGCTGTATTTTCAATCTCAACAACAGTGGGTTTACCTGTGCCAGCATCTGTATACACACCACTATTTAATGATGCGTAAATTGGAGAAGATTCATATGCTGTTGTAAATAATGAATCAATCTTATCAAGTGTGATAGGTTTACCATCAGCATCAATACCAACCACAATGTCTGAGCCATCAGCTACTACTGTTGGTGAAACATTTGTAGTTGGAGTACCAAGACCTTTGATCGTATTACCAAAGTTTGTACCAGCAGAAACTAGAGCAGACATATTGCCTGTTCTTTCGAACAAATCTAAAGCATTCTTAAAGTTAAGTGCCGAGGCAGCTACCTTTAAATTACTACTACCAGTTAATACACTGGCCGCAGCAGCCATGCCTGCGTAGTCATTGTTAGCTATGGCACTACCTAAGTTTGCCCAATTAACAGCAGTACGAACTTCTGGTGGCAGTGTTGTACCTGCTAGGTTCATACCTGCATTGATAACGCCTGCTACGTTTTTTTGGTCAATTGCATTAACAAATGAAGCGGCATCTTTTGCTGTGCCTATAGTGCTAGCATTTTGAGCTAACCAACTATTGTTATAAAGCTGTTCCGCTCCAGCAAGGTCGCCTGCTTTGGCAAGTGCATCAATTTGTGCGGTAGTTTGTGCTGAGAAACCTGAAGCTGAAGCTAATGCACTAAATGCAGCAGCAGCCCACTGTCCATTTTGTGCAGCTTTGGCAGCGTTGTATGCTTGAATGTAAGGAGCCGTGACTGGTAAAGCTACAGATACCGCAGTGAGAATTAAAGGAAGAGTGTTCTCTTTAAAATCAGCCCAACCAACTTTTACTTCTTTGGTTGTAGGAATAGCTAAACCAGTGTTAGTGAAAGTAAATCCGTAGTCGGTATTGTTATTACCTAACGTAGTACCTTGAATGTTAATTGTTTTACCAGTTAACTTGTTATAAATCTCTTCTTCTTGATATTCTTCTGTGCCTTGTTCAGTTTCTCTGGTTCTTGTAACCATACGCCTACCAATATCGGCAAGACTGGTAATACCTTCAGAAGACAACTTATTAGCAAAGTCCCACAGAACAGCTTCTTTAGAACCTAGACCACCATCATCTCTTTCTAATGCACCACCTGTAAACAGACCATTCATCCCTTGAAGATTAGAGATGTTATTTATCTGGTCATATAAATTTCTATTGGTTGTTCCTATAGTAGTTTCCCAAGCTGGGCCGCCGCCATAAGCAAAAGTACCGTCAGCATTCTTAGTAATACCCAGCATCTGTAAACGCCAAGGTTCCCAAGTATTAAGGGTAGAAGTACTTAGTTCACCATAACCGGGAATATTAAGTAAAGTTCCATCACTTCCCGTCACTGCAAGAGTGTCAATAGATACCACTGTTGGGCTAGTTAAAACCGCAGGGCTAGTTAAAACCGCAGGGCTAGTCAAAACTGTTGGCGTAACAGAAACTAAATCAGTAGGGCTTACTGAGACTACAGTAGTAACAACTGGCGTAACTACAGGCGTAACAACGGGGGTAACAACTGGTGTAACTTTAGGTGCATATACACCCGTACTCATTACAAAGTCCATTGTTGCATCATCTAAACCATAGTAGGCTTTGATTTGTGCAGGAGTTAAACCTGCTGTCGAAAGGATGTCTCGTGTTGCCGCATAATCACCTTTACCCCATGCAGTATTAATTTGATTAATAACTGACTGGTCAATTGCGCCAGTCGTAACAGTGTCTGTAGTCGGAGTTGTAACAGTTGTAGCAACTTCAGTAACTGTTGGAGTTGGTAAAGTAACTGTAACTACCGGAGTAGGTGAGGTAATTACCGGAGTAGGAAATACTGTTGTATCAATAAAAGTAGGGCTTACAACTGGAGATGTAATTGTTGTTAATGTTTGGAAGTAAGGAGATAAAGTAGAATTAATTGCATCTTCAGATAAACCCATATCCCTTAATGTTGTAAGCAGGGCATTAGTAGCATCTTTTCCGCCAAAAGCGTTATACGCGGCTTCGTAACTAGGTAGGCTTGCAGCTTGCGTATTGTTTACAAGAGATGCAATTCCTGTGTTAGCAGGAGTAGAAGCTGCTTGTTGACTCCAGTTATATTGGTTTAACGCATTGTTTTGCTCATCGCGCCGTGCAGCAGCAGCTTCCCAACTTCCCGTCTGTTGGTACAGTTCTTCATCGCTATACATTGTTGGCGCTGCCATTATCCGACCTTCCAATTTGTTCCGTCAGAATATACAGGCACAGCAATAGCCCCGCCAGCCGCAACAGTTACCCCAAACGCTGGGCCTAGAGCATCAGTAACAAAAGACCTTGCACCTTTACCTGAAGTGACTGCGCTAGGTAGAGTAGCCACTGTGTAGTTAGTCAAAGGAGGAACTACGCCAGAAGCCATTAACTGCGTGGTTAACGCATCAATCCTGTTAAAGTACAGACGCAAGATGTTTAGCATCTGATCAAAATATAAACGGTCGTACTCGTTTGGAGGCAAGGGCAGATTAGGTGCGGCTACCTTATTAAGCTCAAAATCGGTGGTAACAATAAAGCTCATCGTCTGCCGTCCGGTCTAATGTCAATACGGGTAGCACCCAACTGCCATGTGGTTCCAAGGTTATCCGAGCTAACCTTTAAAATTAACTGTCTGCCCCGCACACGAGTATTGATCTGCCCTGTAAAACCTTCAGTCACTGTGTACTGAGCGCCCGTCTGCTTGTCTACATCTTTGTTTACCGCCGTACCTGTACCAGAGCCTGAGTTCTGCATGGGATATAAAGTGTACGTAACTTGCGGGGTTGGTGAAGCATCTGATCCTGAGAATGTCAGGTCGGGTAGCATTCTCCAGACAAATCCAAACTTGTCCCCGTCATCAATGTCAAACTCAGAAGATGAAATGTAAGCCTCAATACCTGCTGGCGTACCTGTCTCATTATTGTCTAAACCAAACTCTTGATCGACCAAGTTGTAGTTGTACGTAGCGGCAATAGGGAAGTCTCTTAAGCCAGAATCAAGCCAAGCTGTCCGCTCCATAGTGCCGTAGTACCAGATTTTTTCAAGGTAGTTGTACACAATATAACGGTTAGCTACCAAGCTACCAGCCGAGCAGTAGAACCACCAGATTTCGTTGAAACCTTCGTTGGTACTGGCAAACACTTGTTGGTTTTGCTGGAGGTTAATGTCTTGATATACATACCGGCGGAGGTCGCATGGCAAAGTCTGTAAGCGTCCATCGTACAGATAGAACTTATCTACACCCATCCAGTACACCACACCAGAAGCTTGAGTTGCTGCGTTCTGACCAAGGATAGAGATGTTGTCACCCATCAACTGGCTAGACCAAACTACAGGCGGGCCAATGTACTGAAGCGAATAGATAGCCGAGTCAGTCCACACCAAGATCTCTTGACGGGTTTGAACGGCAGTCACAATGCTAGAGCCGTGCGATAAAGTAACACTACCGGCTTGATTAGTAGCAGATGGTGTCCAGTTAACCACAGACTCTTGATCTGACCAGCGAATCAACATAGGATTCTGTGTGGTAGAGCCGTAGTCATTACAGCCAAACGCAAACACAAACCTGCTAATGTCAGATACAAAGACAAAGTTTTGAATGATTGGGCAGTCTGATGCGCCTGACAGACTTGCAATATCTACACCGTTAGGCATGATGTAATGATCGCCAGACTGCGTTCCTGTCGTGGTAATAGCCGCGCCGCCAACAGTAGCCGCTAAGTTAAAAGTATTGCCACTAGAGTTAATGACGTAATAGATGGTTCCGGGGCTAAGTCCCGTAGGCAATGCAGACGGATAACCACTGTTAGTGAGGATGACTGGAGAGCCATTAGGCAAGCTATAAGCAGCAGTAACCACCGCAGGAGAAGCTATGGTGACCGTAGCTAAAGCAGGGGCTACGCCATAACCGGCATCCCAATAATAGATTGGGCCACCACGGAAACCATAAACTAAGTCTTCACCAAAGTTGTTCTGACTCCACAACCTAATTGCAGATGTTGACGTACCGCCAAATCCCCAAGTTCCTGCGCCCCATGTACCAGCACCCCAGCCGGCCAGTGGAATCTCGTATGGATCGCCTACGTTAATTTGATAGATTGCATTAACAGTTGAACCACCACCAGCCGCTACAGTAGAAGTAGCCGCAGTAGTAGATACGATTGTGTAGGTATCAGCATCAACGTAAGTAATAGAATACTCACCGTTTAAATCAAGGCCACCTACAGGAGCTACGTTACTAAACGTTACAAAGTCACCCGTGATTGCGCCGTGCGCTGTGTCTGTAACCGTAACTAAAGTAAGCAGATTAGTTGTGGCAAACGGGTTATTAAGGATAGCCGCCGCCCGAATAGGCGTAATATCGTTGTACTCACCACCCAGTTCAAGATAAAACTTTAAGTTAGTGCCTACACCAATCAGGTTTAAGTTATCTAGCGTGATCCAATTCCATAGAGAACGGCACAGACCTTGAAACGTAGCTGTAGATATACGTGCCCAGCCACCAATTTTCTCAGGTGTACCTTGGCGGAACCGCACTTTGTCGGACTCATACCAACCACCTTCGTTAGCGTAACGGGTGTTTTCCCGGTTCACTCCCGGTTTTAGTACAAGTTTTTTTAGTGCCATTGGTCAATCCAACAAAGCGCACTCAGCCGTGCGGCGTTTTAATAGTCCCGGCAGTACTCGACCGCCACCCTTAGTCCAGAGCATAAGTTGTTCTTTTGCTCCTTCCCAATCATTGGCATTGATTTTCCTCTTTAACGTAGATGTTTGCAAGCGTCCTGTGCCCAAATTGTAGGCAAAGTCCACGATGGCGTTGCACCTGCGTTCGTCCAGAATTAAGCCGGGACAGTTACGCAGAACACCGGGTAGGTACGTATGCTCAAGCTCAATCATTAAAAGCGCGTGAGCTTCTTCCTGACTCATTGGTGCGTCTTCTAAAGTTACCTTGCGCTTATCTGCGTAGTAGGTAGAACCGTAGCCAATCGTGGCTACATTGGCAGGGCAAAGATACGGCTTGGAGCGAAAGCCCTCAAACCGTTTGCACATCTCTGCGGCTAGTTCTAAGTTCATTCTTTGTTAAGCTCTTCAGCGGCAATCTCTGCGGCCTCGTCTTCTAAGATTTCTTCAAACCCACAGGTGCATGGGCCATCTTCGTGAATTAAACAAGTAGTAGCGTGTGCCATTTATAAACCCCTTTTTGCTAATGTACGATCAAGGAACCAGAAATTTATTGTGCCAGCCAGCAGTGCTGAGAAGTCAGGTGACATCATTATCTTGAATACTTCTACGGGAGGAGCGCCAGTGATCCATGCGTTCCATGCAAACCATACGTGGATAAAACTCCAAACAAACAGCACCCAGTACGTTACGACTGGCCTAACGGATGCCGACAGACTAGCAGCCCAACCACCAGCGGCTTTGACCATTGTGGCTTGCTGCTCTATGGCAGACTGAAACGCATCCATGACTCCTACGTCAATAGCGGCTTCCCGCTGTGCGCCAATCTCAGCCAACTTCTGCTGACCACGTAATGTCTCTAGTTCACATTGGCGTGTAAACATCAACAGTTCATGCTGGCGCTCGTTCTTCTTGTCAAAGAACTTCAGCACCTCGGGGGCCATACGGAACAAGCCACCAAATACTGAACCCAAAATACCACCACTTAATACATCAAACATTGGATTCCTTTATTGTAAACATTAAGTTTTTATGTGCAGGGTAATTGACAATTACTTCACCTTCGGGGCACTTGTATTTAATGTGAGCCATTAACGTAGCAACGCCGGGTGTCACTTGTGAAGTAGTGTCAAGTTTAAACTTGTATCCAAACTTATCTACTGTGTCGCTGGCTGGGCCTGAAAACGTTGCAATGCTAGGTTTGGCTGGGTGTACAACCAATTCAGAATCCCGCACCTCTATTTTAAATGACGTAACTTCGCAGTTATCTCTGAGCTTCTGACGAGCCACTACAACCTTGAATTCGCCATTTGCAGGTGCATCGGATATTTGAAAGTGCTCTGGTGACCATTTGAGAATGTCCTTATGGAATACACCAAACTTGTCGGCAAGCGTATAACCGCCACCGATCATGGCAGTTGAGGCAGTTACCGCACCAATAATCTTGGTGTAATACTCAAGTTCCATATCAACCCAAACTCCATGCAATCATGTAGGTTCCAAAGATTACAAAGGCGACTATACAGGCCGCTGCAATAATTGCCTCGGCCCAGTCTCTCATTTTAATATCCCGTTTAGTTTGGTCATGTCAGCACACGTATACATTTGATAACCACCCAATATAGGCATTGGAATAGTCTCTATTTTCGCTGAAAATTCATCTGCTGCCAAGCGAGCAACGTCTAAAAATGACATTGTTTTTCCAGTTCCTACGTTCCAAATTCCAGAACCTAGAAAAATTAAAAGTTTTCTGTGAACTTTGATGACCTCATCTACATGAATAAAGTCACGTTTAAAGTTTTCTGAACCTTCAAATATTTTAATTGTCCCAGTCTTTGCCTGCTCGCGGAACTTATGAAACGGAGAAGCCTGATCGCCCTTATGGTCTTCATGTGGGCCGTAGACGTTGAAGTATCTGAATATCTGGATGGGCGCAACAGGTTGCATAGTATGAAAGTACTCTTCTATAAGAGCTTTAGATTCTGCGTATAGATTAGCAGGAGCTACTGGGTCAGTCTCTTTAAACGTCGTATTGTTTGGCCCATAGACTGAAGCGGAAGAAGCTATCTGAATAGGTATCCCATACTTCTGACACCTCTCCATTAAAGTAATGGTATACCCTACATTCTGTTTACGCAGAGCTACCCAATCTTGACATCGTGTATCTGAGATAGCACCCAGATGTATGACTCTATCTATTCCATAGAGGGAATACTCATCACCCCATTCACACAGATCTAGGTCGTGATCTGACAGAGCTTTGACCATGTTTTGGCCAATAAACCCTTTATATCCAGTAATTAAGATACGCATACAGCCCCTATGCTCTGGCAAGATATTGCCGCTTTCTCATTGGCAAACGGCAAAGCTTGGCCCATGTCGCCAGTTTCTAAATGCTTATAGACCATAGCAGCTAGGAATACATCGCCTGCCCCGCAGACATCCACAACTTCTATCACCTTAGCCGGGTAGAGTGAATCTTTATATCCACATCCCTTAGCCCCGTAAGTAACAATTAAATGTTCTGGATCTGGGATAGACGTAGATTCAAACAGTTCACGCTCGTTAATCTTGATGTAGATACCAGCAAAGTCAGCCAAGTTATGTTTCTTGGTGTCCATGTAAATTGGGCCTTTAAACCGTTTGCGTAGCTTTTGAATAACCTCGTTAGTTACAAAACCTTTGTCATAGTCAGAAATAACTATGGCATCAAACATGTACTTACTACCGACTAAACAAGATTGAGCTTGTACGTCATGGTCTACTCTAAGTAGATGTTCTCCTGTTCTACGGTCTATGTACCTAATTTTTCGGGACATTTCAGTTGGAACAAGAAGTTCTACCACTGCACCAAAAGACCTAAGATTCTTAGCCACGTTAAACGCCATGCCAAGTTTTTCTTCACTGTCTTCAAAGTTAAGCAACGGCGCAGTAGATTCTGGATTTACTCTCCGGATTTCACCGTACCTATACTCGTCTATGCAGGCATCACCAATGACTAGGATACGCATTGACTGTCCCCCGCTTCCACTCGGTAATTGTCTTCCACGGAATCAGCAGTTGAGACTTCTAAGATCACACCTGCTGCTAGGCAGACTAGCTGGTGAGGGAGTAATGGTGGGTTGTGCCATGTATCCCCGACGTTAAGGATCTTTTCATGGCGGCTGGCATCTTTGGTGTCAATCCAAATAACCTTGAACAGACCACTTTGGACTAGCCAAGTCTCATCTTTCTCAGCGTGGAAGTGCATGGAGAACTTAGCACCCTTGCGGAAAGTCATTAACTTCCCGCAGTACTTATCGTTGGTAGCCCAGATTAGCTCAGACCCCCAGCCCTTCTTTACTATACCCTTGAGTTGCATTGATTATCCTTGTCGATGAATAGCCATCTAGGAAAGGAATGATAACTGTGTGTTTGACCAAGGTGAAACCAACAACCTGCTCAGGCTTGTAATCTCCGCCTTTTGTGATGATGTCAGGCTTGATTCTGTGGATTAATTGCAACGGCGTAGGCTCATCAAAGATGATGACCTCATCTACCCAGCGAAGCGCAAGCAGAACAGCCATGCGGTCATCTTGGGAATTAATGGGTCTGCCGGGCTTTAGTACCCGTACAGACGCATCTGAGTTTAAACCTACGATTAGCTTCTCACCCAACGCTTTGGATTTCTCCAGATACTCAACGTGCCCACGGTGGAGCACATCAAAGCATCCGTTGGTAAAGACAATCACACACCCATCTCTTTGCGTATCTTGGTAGCTGAGATAGCATGGGTAGCGTCATCAAAAGATTCCTGCTCAATCTTGTAGCCAACATCACGCCCGTAGGTAATATTGACAATGTTAGGAACCAATTGAACCTCGTACTGACCTTGGTACAGAGTGTCTAGATCACGGCTAATAAACTCTTTAACCTGATTGGCAGCAAACGGGTTAGAGCCGTTCCAGCCTTGGCAGTCTCTGATCTGGATAACAACCTGACCAGTCTTGGCTAGCGCCCGTTCAAACAGCTTGCGGTGTCCTGCATGCCAAGGTTGCCATCTGCCAAGCATCTGAACTGTTTCTTTCTGCCAGTCAAAGACAGGACGGCGGCGGTCATCCAAAATATGCGCGGCAATGAACTCACCCCACTTCTCAGACTTTTGCTCAGTGATCCTGAAGTCATATTCCTTGGGAGGAATAAATACTTTGTTGGTATCCTCAAAACGACCTTGGTCAATAGTGTCAACCCAGATAGTCCAGTCAGCTTTGAAGTTGTTACGCATCTCAACAAGAGGAGCAACAAAGTCGCAGATCACATAGTCCACATCGTGGCTGTCAGCCAATTCACGCATCCGTAGGCTCTGGCGAATACGACCTTCGTGGGAGAAATCCCAGTCGTTGTACTTCTTACGCACATCATCGGCGTTAAGCCACATGACCGTCTTGCGTTCTGCTTGCAAGTGGTCAAGGATGTGTTGAGCCAAAGTGGTCTTACCCGCACCGGGCAAACCCATTACCAGTATTCTCTTCATTGCAGTCCCCTTTTTAGTGTGAGGACACAGTTTACAACAAAGCGTCTAGCTGATCGTGAGTTGTAGCAGCTTCAATAGCGGCTTGTTTGGTCAACATAGCCTGACGCGCTGTCTCTACCGCTGTAGCATCGTACTGCTCGTTAGCGTTAGGAGAAAGCTGTAGGCGGGACTGCTCCATCACCACTTGCTGGAATCCAAAACCTGCGTTGGACTTCATACCGTTTTTGCGGTCAGCCACGGAGATTTCGTATGTGTCCCAGATGATCTGCACTGGATCAGTGTTCAAATCAAAGCGGTGGGCGGTGTAGCCCTGACGGTGTGCTGTGATTGCAGGACGAACTTCCACAGCGTTGCGCCAGCCGTTATTGCCTACGCCTTCTGCGGGAGGTGTATCCCAGACTTGTTTGATTTCGCCGTTTACGACTTGTACAAAATGTGTCATTTAAGACTCCTTGTTAAAAAAGTTAATTTTAAGATGCGGTTGCAAGTGTAAAGTTACTGCCAATAGCAATATTTGCCCAGTTTGTTAAAGAACCAACTTGTTTGGGCGAGTTGTAAGAACTAGTATTTCCCAAACCCAACTGACCATTTGCATTGTTACCCCAAGACCATAAAGTTCCGTCTGTTTTATTGGCTAATGCAAAATCAAAAGTTACGCTAGAAACGCCACCATTAGACCAATTTGTTAATGCACCAACTTGAACGGGCGATGACCTATTGGTTGCGTCGCCAAGACCTAATGATCCACTAGAGTTACTACCCCAAGCCCATAAAGTACCATCTGTTTTTATGGCAATAGTGTAGTAGGAACCTCCAACAATATTTAACCAATTTGTTAATGATCCAACTTGAACAGGTGATGATCTATTAGTGGTATCACCAAGACCTAATTGACCAAGAGTGTTATATCCCCAAGCCCATAGTGTTCCATCGGTTTTTGTAGCTATGCAACCGTATGCAATTCCTTTAATTGTTAACCAATTAGTTAAAGCGCCAATTTGCACAGGAGATGAATAACTTGTAGTGTTACCCAATCCAAGACCACCTGCAAAACCATTCCCCCAACCCCACAGCGTTCCGTCAGTTTTAATTGCAAAAGTTAAATTACTTCCGCAAGAAATTTTTGACCATGTAGTAAGAGCGCCAACCTGTTTTGGTGATGAATAGTCAGTTGTGTTACCTAGGCCCAATTGACCATTGTTATTTCTACCCCACGCCCAAAGAGTACCGTCAGTTTTAATGGATGTTACAAAAAAAGTTCCACCGCTTATCTTTGACCAATTAGTTAAATTGCCAACTTGTTTAGGGCTGGAGTAAGAAGTGATGTTACCAAGACCAAGTTGGCCATATTCATTTTTTCCCCATGCGTAAAGAGTACCGCTCCTTTGAACAGCAAGCGAAGTTTCTGATAGGCATCTTAAAGACATCCATGTGCCTAATAATCCAACTTGATTGGGAGAAGATCTATATGCTGTATTTCCTAAACCTAATTCTCCATTGGCGTTGAAGCCCCAAGAATACAAATATTGAGGGCTGCCAACAGGCCAAGTCCCCGCCGCCTTAGCATTGGCTTGACTGCTGATGTTCCAAATACCTGAATATTGAACACCTGAAACTATTGTCGTTGTTGCCATGATTTTATAGACCCAAACAATGGAATGATCCAGATTCTGGTCTAGACCAAGTGGTAAGTGATCCTACTTGCTTTGGAGAAGAATAATAAGTTGTATTGCCAAGCCCAAGTTGACTTCTATCATTCTTACCCCAAGTCCAAAGCGTTCCGTCAGTTTTTACAGTAGCCGTAGAGTAAGCTCCACCAGCGACCCTTAACCAAGTTGTCAATGAACCCACTTGTTTAGGCGAAGAGTAATTTGTGGTGTTACCAAGACCAAGTTGACCTCTTGAATTTCCTCCCCATGTCCACAAAGTTCCATCTGTTTTTGTTGATATGGCGTGATAGTTACCAGCCGAAATATACAACCAATTAGTTAATACACCAACTTGTTTAGGAGAAGAATAATCTGTGGTGTTACCTAATCCTAATATTCCTTGAAGATAAGAATTCCAACCCCAAGACCATAAAGTTCCATCGGTTTTAATGGCAAAAGATGCATAAGTACCGCCAGCAATTTTTAACCAAGAAGTTAATGACCCAACTTGTTTAGGTGAAGAATAAGAAGTTGTATTACCAAGTCCTAATTCACCATGAGTATTATTACCCCATGCCCATAAAGTACCGTCAGTTTTAATTGCCATCATAGATACATCTAAACCAGCAATATCTGACCAAGTAGTTAATGCACCAACTTGATTTGGAGATGAACGGCTAATAGCATTTCCTAAACCTAATTGACCTTGGAGGTTATATCCCCATGTCCATAAGGTTCCATCAGTTTTAATTGCGGCATAAGAATATTTAAGTCCAGCAATTTTGTACCAAGTAGTCAATGCACCAACCTGTTTAGGCGATGAATAGTCAACAGTGTTGCCCAATCCTAAAGTTCCTACACTGTTGCCACCCCAAGTCCATAATGTTCCATCGGTTTTAACAGCGGCACTAGAATAATAACCAGCAGAAACATTGAGCCATTCGCTTAAAGTTCCTACCTGTACTGGTGAAGAACGATCAGTTATATTGCCCAAACCAAGTTGACCTTTATTGTTATAGCCCCAAATAAATAATGTACTTGTAGAACTACTGGTCTGAGCGCCAAGCGGATTGAACCCCGGCTTGTTTATCCCAGCGGCATATCTAAAGCTCACGCTACACTCCTCAATGCTGGCTTGTTAAACAGATTAAACATATTGAACCTTCCAACCGCGATGATGATTTCTTTTGCCAATTGCAACAGCTTTCATTCCAGATGGCAACAGTCCATACTTTTCAGAAAAAGCTGATAGGCTCTTGCTTTTATAAATTATTCCAGATGGGTCAATAGCAACAAACGATTTGGCAGTTGGGCTTAAAGCGCCGCTTTTCCCATACATGCTGTTTTTCTTGCCAGCATGTGCTTGTTTCATTTTTTCAATAGAAGTTGGCAAATGCTTTTTGCCATATGACGCACACAGTTCACCAGTCTTACCATACATAGGGCTACGCTCACCGCTACGGGCGGCTATTGGCCCATCATTGCCACCAGTGTAGTTATACCCAGTTGGCGTTAATGTGTTGTAAACTTTAATCAGCTTTGCTTCCATTTCCAAGCAATACTGTCTTGTGCTGGTAAGCAGTGTCTTTAATTCAAATTGTTTAGACCCATGCTTAACCAGCGCGTAATTTAAATGAGACTTGTAAGTTGATTTAGTATCCCTGCAATGGGATGCAAAACGCCTCTTGATATTTGTGGACACGCCAATGTACTGCATACCATTTAACCGATTGGTTATTTGGTACACATGACATGGTTGTGCGTCTGTAGTCAAGCAACTCTCCGTAATTGAGCGGCAGGAATAATCTGTGACAATTGCTCTTTTACCTCGTTAAACGGGTCAGACCATTCGCCATAAGTCTTCTGTCTAAACAGCTTCATAGCATCATAATATGGAGTCTTGTCACCGTCAATGGAATACAAAAAGTATGGCATTACAGGCGTTATTAACCAAGTTTCTACGCCCATGGCAGACGATAGGTGTGACACACTGGTACAAGCTGAGATGACCAGATCGCATCCTGCTACAACCTGCTGGGTATCCTGCCAAGTATTCAGGGGGACTTGCTTAACCCAAGCTGGACACGCTTCCATTCCTTCATCTCTTTGGAGGGAAACAAATTCAGCATCAATATCCTTTACCGCCTCAAACATGAGTTCATAAGGAAATTTCTTATTGTGCTCATGCTCAAACTTACTGTTGCCCTGCCAACGCAGACCAATGCGTTTCTTGCGACCTTTGATCGACATTGGCTTCTCAAGGTATGGCGCACCAGATAAGTCACGCATTTCTAAGCCTAGAGGCACTACAGCAGACATTCCAGACACAAAGAAGTCGTGGTAGATACCAAAGGTAGCCTCGTGCTGAACAACGGCTGATACGCCTTCTACGCCTTGGAATAAGGATGCCAGTTGTCCAGTACAGGAAACAACCACCTTACAGCCACGCTCTGCAATTAGTTTGGCATAGCGAATCTGGTGAATCTGATCGCCCAGACCGCCTTCCAGATACAGCATGACCGTACCCTTTGTTTTACCGTCCCATTGGGGTGTAGGCACATCAGGGCGTGAGTTACCAAAGACACCTACGATTCGTCCTCTGTCCATCAGACCGTAGCCCTTTTGGATTTGACCTTGGCGCAGGTAATACCAGCCACGGTTATAGGCGGCTCGGTGGTTGCTAGGCTCTTCAGCTTCTAACTTTTGGGCCAGTCTCCAGCCTTCAGCAAAGTCACCCATTGTGGATGCGGCAAGCTGTAGGTCTAGGTCATGCAACTCAGGAACTGTGCGTGGACGCTCAAGCCAGAACTCAGGCTGACAGAAAGCTGAGTAGTGGTGCTTCAGCAGGTCGCGGGGGTCTTGCTTATGCTGCGCCGCCAATACAGGCTTGACATCGTGCATCCCTGCGTGACCGTGCAAGTTTTCATCATCTTCAGCTACGCTTGAGCCATCAATGTTGTTGAAGTCGTAGGCAAACTCAGGCAGACCCAAGAACTCATGGATACGGGCTAACTGCGCTTTGGGGTCAGCTAACAGGTCTTCATACTCAACAAATAGGAAGTTCTCTGGTGCGTACTCATAGCCGTTTTGGAGGGAAATGTAAGCGGCTTTAAGGTGATCCATCAGTTGACCAGTTGCCATGAACTCGTCTAGGTCTGTGGGTTTGGCTACACGAATGAAGCTGGCGGCGCAGTCAGGCACTGAGCGAACAGTAGCAATGATCTTAGGCTGACGACCTAGCACCTGCGACATAGCACCCATAATTTGACCAATAGGCCAGCCACGGGACTTGTCGATGATGACAGGCTTGTCAGTGTCTTCGTAGAACGCATCAATTGCCCCGCGCATGGTCTGCGCTAACTTTGTTCTCTCCGGGTCGTTTTCGTTCAGCAAGCCAGCCGAATGCCATGTGTTGGCAAGCCCATCAAGGGCGTGGACAAGCCCAGATGTGGTGGATACATGAGTCATTGGGTTCTGGTTCAAGATAGCCGCAAGGACTGTAGAGCCAGAACGAGGAATGCCAGAGAGGAAGTGCAGTGTTTTGTTCATGTGTTTATACTCTAGTGGCAACAGAATGGTTTTGACCTATGGCTATAGTATTAGGATTTTCGCCCCAATTGGTTTGCGCTCCAACTTGTTTAGGAGAAGAATATCCAGTTAAATTACCAAGACCTAATTGCCCATAAGTATTATTACCCCAAGACCACAAAGTGCCATTAGTTTTAACAGCTAAGGTGCTGTAATTGTTATTGGTTTGACCATACACTTTTGCCCAGTTGGTTAAAGAACCAACTTGTTTAGGTGATGAATAATCAGTTGTATTGCCTAGACCCAATGCACCCTCATTGTTGTAACCCCATGCCCACAAAGTACCATCTGTTTTGGTAGCCAATCCACGCAATAAACCGCCAGCCACAAAACTCCAATTGGTTAATGTTCCAACTTGTTTTGGAGATGAGTAATATGTGGTATTACCCAAACCTAGTCCACCTAGACTTCCTCGGCCCCATGACCACAATGTGCCATCAGTTTTAATAGCAAGAGTAGTTTGTCCCTGTGCCGCAACCATTGACCAATTTGTTAAACCACCAACTTGTTTAGGGCTGGAGTACGAAGTGGTGTTACCAAGACCCAATCTTCCATGTACTCCACTACCCCAAGACCAAAGCGTACCGTCTGTTTTAATTGCAAAACTACTTTCGTAAGCACAACATATGCTTAGCCAAGTAGTCAATGCACCAACTTGCTTGGGGGAAGAATAATCTGTTGTGTTACCAAGACCAAGCCTACCGCTGTCATTACGACCCCAAGCCCATAAAGTACCATCGCTTTTAATAGCAAGCGTTGCAAGGTTTGCACCAATGGATAATTTAGACCAATATAACGATCCAACTTGCTTTGGCGAAGAATATTGCGTTGTATTGCCTAAGCCAAGAGCGCCATAATTGTTGTTGCCCCACATCCACAATGTGCCATCAGAAGCAATACCACCACTTGTATTGCTTGCCGCCGCTAATTTAGACCATGTGCTTAATGCGCCAACTTGGACAGGGCTTGAGAAATAGGTTGTGTTGCTAGTGCCTAATTGCCCTGCGTTGTTAAGGCCCGTTGCATACAGACTACCCGGAGGCTCAATATAAGGCCAAGTCCCAGCCGCAATAGCGGCATTCACCTGTTGCATTGTCCAGATGCCTGAGTATTGAACGCCGGGGATTGTTACTGGCATAGTTGTCTCTTAGAAAGCTAGGGCAAAAGTTGATTGAGCGCCAGCAGTAATATAGCCCCAAGTGGCAAGTGCTCCTACTTGTACTGGGGAACTTCTGTTGGTTGTATTGCCTAAACCTAATTCACCTAAAGTATTATTTCCCCAAGTCCAAATAGTTCCGTCTGTTTTAGAAGCAATAGCAAAGTTTTTACCAAGCCTTACAGCAGTCCATGCAGTTAAAGCACCAACCTGCTTGGGAGAGTTGTAATTGCTTGTATTACCTAAACCCAAAACGCCTGAACCACCATCTCCCCAAGACCATAATGTACCGTCAGTTTTAACAGCTAATGCAGAATATTCCGATGCCGAAACTTGCAACCAATTGGTCAAAGCTCCGACTTGTTTTGGGCTGGAATAATATGTTGAGTTACCAAGACCTAATGCCCCATAGTTACCGTTACCCCAAGCCCAAAATGTGCCATCTGTTTTAATTGCGTAAGTGTTTTGTATTCCAGATACAACAGATGACCAATTAGTTAATGAACCGACCTGCTTAGGTGACGAATAGTTGGTGACATTACCCAACCCTAATGCACCTGAAGTGTTGTAACCCCAGCCATACAAAGCGCCACTAGTTGTAATTGCAAAACCACCAAAATTTGCACCTGTAGAAATCTTTGCCCAATTGGTCAAAGCTCCAACTTGTACTGGGCTAGACCTAGATATAGTATCGCCAAGACCTAATGCGCCAAAACTATTACCACCCCATGTCCATAGTGTTCCATCAGACTTTAATGCCATAGACGCATTGTTAATAGTTGCCACAACAGACCAAGTTGTTAAAGAACCGACTTGTTTTGGAGATGAATAGTAGGTAGTGTTACCAAGTCCCAATTGGCCTGCTTGATTCCTACCCCAAGCCCAAATTGTCCCGTTAGTTTTTAAAGCCAATGTGCTGTATCTAGTAACAATGCTTAACCAATCAGTCAAAGCACCGACTTGATTAGGAGAAGAGCGATTAGTTATATTGCCCAATCCTAATTGACCATAAGAGTTATCGCCCCAACCGTACAAATTGTAAGTATAGATAGGTGTCTGAACCGCTAGAGGATTAAACCCCGGCTTAACAATACTCCCCGGAAACATTTGTCTTATAGACATACTGTTCCCCGCTTAACTGGCGATGCTCTCGTATGAGATCGTGTAAGTGATACCGCTAGATGTACCAGATGTCACCACAATGGATGAGTTCTCCATCAGGTACACAGCCGTTGTCTTATCCACTGCAATCACAGATGCACTAGCAGGCACTGAGATCGTAGAGATGATTGGGTAGTTTGTACCTGCGCCGGCAGCTTGGTTGTTAATTGCTACCGTTGCATTTACTGCACTTGAGCCGTTCACATTAGCACACACAATCTGGTTGATCTTAAAGACCAGACCAGAAGATGCAGCGTTAGACAGCAGAGTGTTAGCTGTTGTATTGCCGGGCGTTAGATACGTTGTATTGCCCGTTAGGGTCGTGACGTTAACTATGTTGGGATTTGCGATGATATATCTCCTTCACGCATGAGTTGCGTATTTGCCATGATATAGATCACGGGCTTCAGTTGAAACAAGGTCTGCCAATTCTAAATCTTCAAAATAACCAAGATGTTTTGTCTTTGAATTCATTGATACATAAGACTGCCATTTTTTTATGCGCTTATTCCATGTAACTCCCTTACAGCCAGATGTGTTGTTTGAAAACAATCTGCGGTTACGGGTATTCTCAGATGAATTGGCAGGACGCAAATTTTCTATTCTGTTATCAGTCGAGTCCCGATTAATGTGATCCAATTGATCTGGAACCACTCCATGATGATACAGATAAATTAGCTTGTGAACACACCAATGCTCACCATGAATTTTAGTTGTACTGTATCTGAAGTTACGAGCGCCTGTTGGTTTTGTACCAACCACAGCACCAGCATAGTTACCATTACCCATTATAGAATGGCGACGAATCAACTCACCGTCTGCACGGTAGTCAAACATCTTTTTAACCATTTCTTGGGTAAGTTCCATGATAATTCTTTACAGACCGAATACGATTGAGAAAGCGATTGCCTGACCTTTGGTAGCGCCAGAAGCCGCCGGAGCAGTGGATGCCCACGTTGTGCCATTAGAAGTCAAAACATTACCTGCTGTGCTAGGTGCTACAAAAGTTGGTGTTGATGTTCCATTACCCAGAATGACGTTATTAGCAGTCAAAGTAGTAAGGCCGGTACCGCCTTGATCCACACCAAGCGTTCCAGTAGACACCAAGTTTTTAGTGCCATTTGTAAATACAGGCTTGCTGGCTGTTAGCGAAGAGTCAATTAAATCATTGGCCGTCAGCGTTGTGCCGTCAAATGTCAGGTTAGCAGAACCACCAAATGAGCCAGAACTGTTGAACTGAACCTGTGTGTTAGAGCCACCAGCAGAGCCACCGCCCACATTCACAAAGTCAGAACCGTTCCAAGCAATGATTGCCCGTGTACCAGCAGCTACCGTTACGCCCGTTGTAGGGGTTGAGGGGCCACCACGAACTGTTACCGCAAAACCGCCTGTCGTATCGTTAATGACAACGTAG